ACACGTTGTACACACGGGTGATCTTGAAGAATCCACCACTGGTGAAGATGAATGGTATGAAATTGACTTTCAACCTTATGGGCATGAAGCGGTTAAATTGAGGGAATATATTGATGATAATGGTGATACTCACGACATTCCTTACGGCCCAACAAGTTATGGATGCTCAAGACAATTCCGCACAGCGGAAGAAGCGGAAGCAGTAAAAGATATTTTCGTAGATGGACTTAATGCTTACAGGCTGATGCTTGAGGACAGATTGACTGCTGCGGAAGTTTGGGAGTAGAAACTCAAAAGAAAGGTAAACAGTGAAAGAAAAGAGATACAACCACGCATTTGACATAGCATTTGCGGTTCCTATGAGCAAGTATGAGGATTGGTATGACTGCCTCAAACATGAGAAGGGAGCGGTTATTAATGCCCTCCAGAGGCGTGTTAGAGAGGTCTTTGAGACTGATGAGTATTTGGAGGCCATGTCAGGCATAGACACCTATGACGAGGATTTTGATGCTCAAATGGAAAAGGACGGCTTCAAGGTGGATGAGTCAGTTCTGTCTCCGTTGGATGCAGCGGATATAGAAAAGAGTGAAGGGTTATCCCTTGGGGCAGACGGCACAACTAAATGAAGCACGACAACACAGATAGTTCCGCCTTCTATAAGGCAGAAGGAGCATTAAAAAATTATTTAAAAAAAGGTAAAGACATGGCATATGAAATTGGAGATGAAGTGTACTGGACTGATCCAGATGAAGGCATTGGCTCTGGCTGGGGTAAAGTGGCTGATAGACATGGCAGAAAAGGCAAACATCAAATCTATATATTAAAGATGAGAGATGGCGGGGAAGTGGAGTGTTTTCGACATGAACTAAGTTAAGAAAGGTATTATGAAAACTGAACTAAAAGTAGCTAATGACCAAACCAACAGAGAGAACCTTGCCCGTGACATGGTTGACAGTTGGGATGATAAAGACTTATGGAATTTTGCTTACAACCAAGTTTGCGAAAACCTAGAGAACTGCGATGTTGAGGAATTCAACAGCGAATGGAATAACTATTACGGGGAGGACGCATAATGGGATACAAAATACTAGACGTTAAAGCAGACATTCACGAAGATGTTGAAAAATACTTTGAGGAAAAATGCCCTCAACTCGCAACTTCATGGGACAGCTTTAAGTTCAAGAGGAAGCTAGAAACAGATGTCCTCGACATTGTAGACAAACACTTTGAAAGGATAGAGCGATGAGAAATTACGAACTATTGCAAGAGATTGACAAGAGCATCCCTGACTTCCATACGGAGGATCATGACTTTGATGAGTTATGTGACATCCTTTGGAAGATAGGGCAACTAATCCGCAAGGAACGTCCTGAGATTTCGGCGGGGAAAAAAGAGTTCACAGCAGGTGGAAAACAAAGGTATCAATAGAATGAAAGCAATTATTATAGTGATATTATTATTTGCTGGCGGCTGCGCCACCAGTAATGATCCAAAGATGTATGATCTCCTACACAGGGAGGAGGCGAATAATCTTGCGTACAAGAGCGTTACCGCCGAAGATTACATAGTAGAGGATTACAACAAGTGGATGTCTGGAATGTTTTAAGAGGATTACAACAATCGAATAGTCTCAAGAATAATTAGAGGATTAAGACATGAATGATAGATGTAGAAAAGAAAGGATAAACATGATAGGTGATATAGCAGTAATTATTATATGCTTACTAAGTTTCAGACTCAGTTGGAGACTGTTAGGTGCGCCACACGTAAAGCTATGAAATACGATATACCAGTAACTTGGGTAGTGAAGGGAACCATTCTATGCAGGGGCAAGAGCGTAGAAGAAGCGGCGAATGCCCTTGAGCAGAGAGGTTTCGAGTGCGAAGGGATGGGCGAATGTAGGGTGATAACTGATGACTACGTAGAAGGTTCATGTAAGGTAGATTGGTCGGCGGCAGCAGAGTTGATAGAATGATTTTGCCATAGATTACTCCTTGCTTATCAACGGTGAGCGTCTGGCATCGGGACAGGAACAATGCCTCAAAAGGTTAAGAGGGTGGAGTAATTCGCGCAACATAACCCTGTAATTGTTTCGTCCAGCGCATTTTCTTGTTTATTTGCATTGCAATGGGCTTTCATTTAGCTTACATTATCTTGCTCACTTGCCTACACCCCACTATCCCACAGAAACCTACACCTTTCCCCACTTTTCCCCCCTAAAACCTACTAAAAGAGGTCTAAAGGACATAGTATACAAAGAAGAGAGTGGTTAATTTGTTTATTAAAATTTTAAAAAATGGGCAACCGCTTTTTATATATTTCCAAAAATATACCTATAATAATGTTAGCTGCATTGTGTAATTACTTATATGCCCTCAAAGAAGACTAAAATCGAAGTGGTAGAGCGGCCTCTCGGTAGGGAGAAGGCTCTAGGTCTGGCGTGGGTAGGAGAGAATAAAATTGAGATAGATGGCAGATTAAAATCTAAACAATATTTAAATACTCTTATACATGAAATGCTTCATATATATAATCCTACTTGGTCTGAAACCAGAGTAGATCAAACTGCAACAGAAATGTGCAATGTCATCTGGTCAAAGAACTATCGCCGTATGAAAAGATAATCATAAATCTGATATAAGGTCAAGACAATTCCCCCGCAAATTTTAAAAAGTTTAAATATATTAATTAAATTTTCCCCATAAATCTTCTTGACTCGAAATAACGTGTGTGGTATACTTCTTGTAGTGGATTACAACATTATATTGAGGAGAACCAAGTAGAATTTTAAGTATTAGAGGATTAAAACATTGGTTTAACATCGTTCTGATCGCCATGAGGATTACAACAAGAGGATCGGTTCACTCAAATACTGCAAATTTATTGATTCTAAATATAGAGGATCACAACACAGAAAGAATTAGTTGAGAGGATTACAACATCAATCTGTCAGGCAGCTTATAAGTATTAGAGGATTAAAACACAGACAATGGATCGGCTTCGATAGAGGATTATGACATGGCGGGGCAGTGGTAAAATATTTGCTCAACTTTAGAGGATTACAAACACAACGGACAAGATTGATAAAAAAAATTAGAATTAATTTAATTTAAAATTATAATATTGCTCCAACGACACACCAGTTGTGAACTAGGACATTCATCTCACCTGCCCCCGACTTTGTTGGGGGCTTTTTCTTGGTCAAGTTTTTCTCGAAAGCCTGAAATAATGCTTGCAAAAAAGCAAAATATATGGTACAAAATATACCTATTTTTTTTAATGTTTTTTGGGGTTTTTTAGGTTTTTTTTGAATTATCCTATCAAATGAGACTTATTTAGGATTATTCTGTATAATATTAGACTATTCTAGCTTAGGGTATGTAATTGAAAAATTATTTAAAATTTAAAAATGGGGAGGGGATCGAATTCGAAATCATCTTCAGGAAGCCGGACAAGAGAACGTGGGGCGACGATTGTGATGGCGTGTGCTTCCTGCCCAGCGGCGATAAGTCTAAGATTTATGTCAACCCTTGGCGCACAGACCAGACCCACCTGAATACAATCATACATGAAACGACTCATGCTTATTTTTGGGATAAGTCTGAGAAGGAAGTTACTGCGTTTGCCAACACGCTTTCGCGTATACTATACAATGATTTGAAATGGCGACGATCAGAGAAATAATTGTGGGGACATGGGTAGCACTGTTGACAACAGCATACATCTTATTTTTATTTATTAGTATTATTGTTTTTATACCCATTGTTTTCTTTAAAAAAATCTTGACAGGAGAGTAGATTTCGATTATTATTCTTATATGGCTGATAAAAAGAAAAAGAGAAAAGTTGGAAGTGGCCGCAAAAAAGGTTCCTATTCATTTTGCAACATTACTCTTGCTCAATTAAATGAGCTTCTTCGTCCTAACATGGTGGTTAAAGTCTCACGTAAATGGGCAGTAGACCTTGGAGTAGTTGATTCAGACGTAGCTGCTGTTTCTGATAAAACCAAAGCGAACGTTGATGTAAAAGTCACCAACTTTGAAGACGAGGATGATAAGTCTCATGTAGAAGTAGAGGAGAAGTGGTAAAATGGGTGTAATAAAAGATAAGATGAAACTCCCTGCTCAACCACCAACTGGCATGGCTGCAAAGTATGAACGCGCTTACAATGAAGTAATCATGGAGCAGCCTGAATGGAAACAAAAAATTATTAATAACAATTTTGAAATGGTTAGTGGTCACATGACCTACCCGTGCAGGTCAGATAGAGATTTAGTGCATGATGTTATGAAGCAAGTAATCCTTCGTGCAGAAAATGATTATTAAAAGTTAACCCTTGACAGCATACTAGATTAATGGTATGCTTTATATATGAGCGAAACCTACAATGTTCCTAGATTCGATGGTGTTATTGGACAAGACACCGCAAAACGAAAACTCAATTTCTATATTGATTCCTACGAGAAAGCAGGACTCATTCCCAACCTAATGTTCACCGCGCCAAAGGGGTGTGGTAAAACTATGTTGGCAACTGCTCTCGCAAAAGAGTTAGTTAAAGATGGAGATGAAAAGCCTAAAAGGTATATAGAAGTAAACTGCTCTACTCTTAAAAATGTTAAAAAATTCTTTGATGAGTTAATCATCCCTCACCTCAATGACCGTGATGTTACTATCTTGTTTGATGAGGCGAGCGAGATTCCTCAAGACGTGGAGATGGCATTGCTGACCATCTTGAATCCCAACCCACGCAACCGCACCTCTTTTAGTTATGACGATTATACGGTAGACTTTGACTTCCGTCGTCAAACTTTCCTGTTCGCCACCAGTGAACCACACAAAGTGTTTCACGCGCTCATGGATCGGTTGGACAGGATTGATTTAGAAGAGTACAACTACACTGAACTCGGCACTATCGTGCAGATCAACCTTCCAGAGATTAAGTTCGAGGATGGTCTGTTGGATGAGATTGCCTCCGTACTTCGTGGCAATGCTCGCGCTGCTCAGAAGATGGCAATTAAGATTCAGATGTATTTGGATGCCAAGGGTGGTGGAGAGCAATTCACTCGCAAGGATTGGAGTGCGTTGACTCACACACTCGGCATACGTCCTCTCGGTTTGCGCCCGAAAGAAGTTGAAGTGCTTCGGATACTTCAGACAAGTCGGGACGTGTCACTCACTCGGCTCGGTTCCAAGACAGGCATGACGCCTGAGTCTTTGCGCCGTGACTACGAGTTGTACTTGCAGAAGAACGACCTCATGGAGATCACGACTGCGGGTCGCAACATCACGCCGCAAGGCAAGCAGTACCTAGAAGCAATGTTCGGAAAGGAGGAGGTGTAAATGAAGAAGTTCAAAGTGCCAGTGCATTGGTCGATGATGGGGTATGTTACCGTGGAGTCAGACACACTAGAACACGCTGCTGAAATAGCAGAGTCAGACATGGGCATAGGGCTACCAGATAACGGTGAGTACCTAGAAGGCTCATGGGAAGTAGACTGGGATGTGTTAAAAGATGAAGGGTTAAAAGACTATATCCAAACATTAAAATAATATTAAATAAATATTAATTAAATAACTCGCAAATAATTCGGCCACAAATAATTGGCAAATAAATAATAGGTAAATAATCGCTCATGAGAGGCTCCCCTTCGGGGGGGCTTTTTTTCTTGCAATGAGTTCAAAAATCGGCGGCACATTTCTTATCTCAGTACAAGCCCCAAGTTATCCACAGCAAGCTGTGAACAACTTGGTTATTGACAAGCGGGGTATTCGGTGCTATATTCTATATATGAAAGGTAGAAAAGCTCCCGCGTTGTTTTATTGTCCTCAAGGTTCAAGCTGGGCCGTCGGCATCCAATCTGATGACCCCAAGGAAATCGAATCACAAGATTTTAGTTGGTACAACCACGGAGCCTACAACGGCGAGTTGGTTCATATGTCTGAAAGGTTTGCCTACATCTGGACGACAGAGGAAAACTATAAGAAGTATCTTTACAACTCATCCCTCGCCTATTTACTCGGCAAGTACGGAAACAAGTTCAAGGAAAAGATTAGACGATACGCTCGACTGCTTGCGCGGCTAAGGTTTAACAGTTTAGTTTCTGAGCCGTTTATTAAACATACGAATTGCAGCGAGTATAGTGTTGCACCGATACCCGTGGGCAATGGTGGACGTTCAGCTAATAGCGGAAGCATAGGTGCTGACGGAATGTGGAAAATGGGTGCTGGCGTACATTTTATGGGCGTTTAGACTTGACAAGCTTTGTAAAACCTGCTATATTATAACCATGAAACCTACGAATCCTTTGACACTTACCTTTTCCCAAGCCAACGCAAAGTTGGTCGCAATGGCAAAACGCCTTGGGTTAACAATTAAGTCTTTTACTCTGCCTAGCGGGTGGACGTGTCCAGCGGCAAAAGATTGTTTGTCCAAAGCTGACAGGCGAACGGGCAAGATTACAGATGGCCCACACACAGCGTTTCGTTGCTTTGCAGCAAGTAGCGAATCACAGTACAAAAACACACGCGCAATGGTCTGGCGGAATTTTGAGGCTATCAAAAACGTTATTCATAGCGCGTGGCGTTACAAAAAAGACCAAGTGAAAGCGGTTGCTGACTTGCTTGAGTCCATGCTTCCCAAAAAGTTTGATATCATGCGTGTCCATGTGGGCGGCGATTTCTTTTCACAGGTTTATTTTGATGCGTGGATGGAAGTTGCACGGCGTAGGCCAGAGCAACACTTTTACGCATACACAAAGAGCTTAAAGTTTTGGGTGGCGCGTATTGATTCAATCCCTTCAAACTTTGCGCTTACTGCATCGTATGGTGGCAAGCATGACGCATTGATTGTTGAGCATGGTCTAAAGTGTGCGGAGGTGGTTTACAGTGAGGAACAAGCTGACGCAATGGGCTTGGAAATTGACCACGACGACTACCATGCGGCATTTGGAAAAGAGAACTTTGCTTTGCTCATTCATGGCACACAGCCAAAGGGAAGCGCAGCAAGTCAGGCACTACAGGAACTGAAACGGCGCGGGTGGAACGGCTACAGCAAGCGTAAAGAAATGGAGGTGGCTTAGTGTGGGCACTAGTGGCTTTCTTGCTATGGCTTGGTTACATTTGGATATCTAGAAAACGATGATTATAACAGAACATTTCGCAGAGACAAAAACAGGGTTGGCCGTACCAAGAACGGCTGACCTTGTGCGTCTATGCGAGGACAGGATAAGAGAGTTGCGCGAATACACTTTAAAGCATCTTCAATATCCGATGCCCGAAACAAGGTTGTCCTATGATCTAAAAGGTAAGGTTGCTGGCACAGCGAACTCCAGCAAAAACCTTATACGTATCAACTACGTTCTATTAAAAGAAAATACCGAACACTTCATAAAGCAAACGCTTGGCCACGAGTACGCGCATCTGATAACGGATAACTTGTGGTTGTCTGATCTAATAAGTAAACCAACCGCACATGGCCGGGAATGGAAGAAGGTAATGCGTCAACTAGGCTTGCCTCCTGATAGGTGTCACAGTTATGACACCACGAACTCATCCACTAAGAAACAGAGACGGTGGAAATACACATGCGGCTGCACTGGTAGACCTCATATGATATCCACGACAATACATAATAGAATCAAGGGTGGGCGCAAATACAGGTGTCAACGGTGTGGCAAACCTATCACAAGATAGGGGTTGACAGAGAGTCAAGAAAGCGGCGGCACATTTCTTAACTCTGTGCAATTAAAAATTTAAAAAAACTTTTATATTGACACGCGGGTGGAAGTAGGTTATATTCTATATATGAAACCTACAAGTCACCTACACGGTGCAGCACTAAACAACGCAATGGACAAGATCGTTCGCATCCAGTTCGAGGATGTAGGAGAACTTACCAGACACGAAGATGAGCTATCAATCGACACTCGTTCTTCCAACTCAACTTACAATGACACCGAATGGGACGACCTATGTCAAAGGCATGGCATCTGCGGAGACTCAAAGCAAGATTGGATTTAAGTATGATAACTAAAGAAGAATGCAGAGAACAACTACAAGAGGACATGATTACCTATCTTGAAGGCTTGCCATCTGGGTGGGTGTGGCACGGACACGAGGCGCAGGAAAAGACTGATGCTTTATGTCAAATCGTAGTAGACAACTTTAAGAAGTTGGAGGATTAAATGAAAAAATGGTTAGTAACTAGAATAGCGCACACAACGATTGAGGTTGAATCGGAAACTGAACCCTTACAAGGTGATGACAAGTGGACGTTCGAGGATGAACATTACGAGGAACTTGAACAACAGTATCGCGATGATGGGTTGGTAGATTGGGAAGTGGTAGAATACTGCGGAGAATAATAAATATGAAGTATAAAGTCATAACAACTGAAATGTGGTCATCCACTTATATCGTAGACGCTAATTCCGAGGAGGAGGCTATTCAATCGGCTCGTCTTTCAGACGACCCGATTGAGTCGGTATACAATGAGACGTTAAGGGATAGGGATTCCATGTACGTCGTTAAGCTGCCCGACTACGAGAAGGGCGAGAAGGTGGCAGACATGGTTGAAAGACATAAGAAACCACTTGACAACTAGCATTTTGCGTGTTACATTATACCTATGAAAGCGATAATCGAAATCGAAATGGACAACGCGGCTTTTGGCCACGGCACAGAAACCGCTCTTGAACTGTCACAGGTGTTGGGTCGCCTCGGTGATAACTGTGAGAGGTATCAAATTTGTGAGGTAGGTCATTCCGCTACGGCCACGGACATGAACGGCAACTACGTTGCCAAGTTGGAAATCGTGGGGGATGAACATTTAGTCGCGCACCATGATGAGGAGTCTTGGCGCGAGGGCTTAAGTGATGACAAGATTGGTAAGCTCGAAAACATGATGCGAGATGATATGGAGGTTGAAAATGATTAGAGTTAGTATTCAGTATCGGGACATGACCGAGAAGCAATGTAAGAAGTTCTGGTTGGACTACCCAGAGGAGGACAGCAAGGGGAATAAGTATTCTGACCCAGATATCCTCGCTGCGGTATGGGATGATTGGAATAACGGAAGTGGCCGGGAATGCACGTTGTTTAAGAAGCTCGAAGTTCGCTCAATGATGGTTGGTGATTATGTTCATATACTGAGGCGGGATAAAACTGGTGTATGGCATGAGTGTTTACCAATCGGGTGGCGTGTAGATGTTCCGTGGGAGGAGGTGCTTGGCAATGCACCGAAAGAAGATTTCTCTAACGTCTCAAAAGAAGACGTTGCAAAAGCGTTAGTTAATATGCTTGAGAACCAGAGGTGGGAAGAAAACATCTCAAAGGTAAACATCCCTGAGAGCGACCATCAAATCGCGTTTAGCGAATAGTATCATATGAAACCTACAATGAAACCTTACACTGTCACCTTCCTTAATGAATGGAATGAACGTTATGTGCTGTTTGCCGATGGCATCTCTGACACCCACGCTAATGCTCGCGCATGGATTAAGTTCATGAAAACCAAATGGTACGCGGACGCGCCTGACTCTTGGAGTTTGGAAAGCCTCGAACTCGTATTCAGTGAATCAGCAAAAGAATGAGAGTTAAATAGTGTGTAAATATAAACCCAGCCCGGAGGGATGGGTTTGCCCGGAAGTGAGTTCGAAAAGCGTCAGCACATTTTTTCACTCAGTGCAAGCTCAAACCCACCGCTGCGCGGCGGGTTTGTATCCAGTGACAGAAAAAAAAGTTTGACAGGAAAGCGGATCGGTGGTATATTCTATATAGTAAGTGAGAGATTAACCCTAACCAAGAAAGACCTACATATCATGGCCAGAAACACTATTCAAACTTCCGACTTTGACTTCACCGTAGAGCGTGTTCCGCTCACCGTATCCACCACCAACAAAAAATCTCGCGTATACGCGCACGTCCGTACCGATACGGGTGAGGAACTTGGCTGGGGTACAGAGCAGTACGGCTTTGTGCAAAACGGTGATTTGATTCGCAATGCCGAAACGGCTTTCGAGTCTCGCGGCATGACCCCTACCAAGCGTCACATCGTTGTGACGGGTCGCGGCGAGCGTATGTTCGCACAGTACGACTTTGAGAATGAAACGGCCATTGCCACACGGCGCGAAGACCGTACCAAGGGCATGGAGATGGGAATGCGGCTCACCCTGCAAAACTCTTTTGACCGTTCCTTGCGCGTATCTTTTGCGCTTGGCATGGTGCGGCTGGTTTGCCTTAATGGCATGACCACAATGGAGAAGGAGTTCGGCATGACTCGCAAGCATAGCAGCAACGTGGAAATTGGTTTCATCGGGGACGCCCTCGACAAGGCCAAGGGTAGTTTCCACCAAGCCGCGCAAGGCTTCAGTGTATTGGGCGAGCGCGACATCTCGCAAGAGCAGGGTCGTAACATCCTCAACCAGTTGAACAAGTCCAAGGTGCTGTCTAACGTGGTGAAGGATGGCATCCTTAAGATTTGGGAAAACCCAACCCATGAGGAGGACGAGGCTCGCAACTTGTGGACGCTCTACAATGCAGCCACTCAGCACCTCACCCATGAGGTGAGCGAGTCACGTTTCGAGTATGCCAATACCGTGAGCGGTAACGTACTGAAACGGCTGCGGGGTGCGGCTGAAAATCCCGCCAAGCTGACCAAGCTGGTCACGGCCATTCCCACCGAAGTGGTCAAGCAAGTTTCGGATGCCGACGTGGCTCTTAACTAATAGCCAAGGGGTGGAAACCAAACCCCTCCCGCGTAGCGGGGGGGGTTTTTTCTTGACAATCAAAATAGCGGTTTTTTGATCGACAAATATTTTTGCCGCTCAAGAATGATCGACAAAAGAAAAGGCTTGCACTGAGTTGAAAAATGTGGGGGAGCTTTTTTAACTCACCGCTACGCGGCGAGTTAAGGGGGAGGTCTTGTTGCCATGCCACGGCTTCACTCATTGCCGACAGGAGGATTACTTACCTGCGTCCGGTTGAGGCATGGGTCTAAACTGTGATTACTTCAGCCTTACGATGCGCTTGGCCTTAGCAATCTGATTTTTGTTGTGTTTCAACTTGGGTTCCCCGCGCATGTTGAGCTTCGGATTTTCCAAGTTCTTAACGATTTTTTTAGCTATGCGTGTATTCATAAATTGATTGAACGTGGGAGGGGTCGCTAAACCCCTCCTTACATGCATCAAGTTCCTAGACTTGGGGCTTTCGTACCCTACTCGCTTATCACTCACAATGCCCTCGCAGGGCCATCTAGATTAACTAGAAGGTGGCTTTACCACGTTTTACAGCAGGGTGCTTTACCAATCCGCTTGGGATGCACAAGGCGAATCCAACCTTGCAGCCATCAAGTGTAACCCAGTGAAACACGTTCAAAATGTAAAAGAACAAAAATTGTTATCGGTGCAAGGGGCTCGAACCCTCCCCCGTCCCTATCGTGTCACCTTCACGCCTTGTTTGGAGCGTCCTCCCAGCGTGTCAGCTTTCAGCCACGGGCGGTATTGCGGTACTTGCCGCCTTATAGGCCCGATACCCGTAATGGGGCGGTAACCGTGCGACAGAGGTTATAACCGAATACTTCCAATCTCACCGACATATATACAGTACCATTGAATGCTTCATCTGTCAATAGATTATTTCTTAAAAAGGGGGTATTTCTCATCGGGGAAATCGGGGGTAAATACGAAAATTTTACTATGTAAATACCTGTTTTACCGGGCTATCTTACAAAACAATTACCCGAATTAAACGCTTGTAATGAGTTGAAAAAGCGGCAGCATTTTTTGTGCCTCAGTGCAACCCCCCGCTACGCGGTGGGTTGCGTGGTTTCTTCTTGACAGTAAGATGTTTATGTGGTACCTTATATGTATGGAAGGTAAAGAAAAGTTTCTACTCTACTCTAATCGTAACTCTGGCGACCATGTATTCACTTACGTCTCACCAGAGGGTAAAACTAGCACTATCAAGTCAAAGGATATGGAAGATTGGGATTGGAGGATGAACGGCCACCATGCGCTAGTACGGGCCGCATATAGTCAAGCTGTTGGTACACCTGAATGGGAAGAGCTACTTCGTACCCCTTGGATGAAAAGAAACGAAGAGCCAGATGCACCCGTTGACCCGTGGGATGCACTTGGTGGTTGTGAATAACTTGGTGCTTGACAGTGAGACTTTTCCGTGGTATGGTATAACCATGAAAACAAAAAGAAGCACAAAAAACACCAAAGTAAAAATTGTTCCGCTTAAAGCTCCTACACAAGAGGAGCTAGACAATAGCACCAGCAAAGGCACAAGAGTGCTAACCTACGAAGAAAGCATGGAAAGGTAAAGAAACCGATTGACAGATGGCGTTTTAAGTGTTATATTATACCAATGATAAACGAGAACGACACGAAGTTTTACAGGATGGGCTTCCTCCACTCCGGTGAGCCTAAAGCCACCCTTGCAATCCACTTCACGCAGCTTGGAGTGGTGGAGCGTTTCCGCATCGCTCGCACGGATGCAGCCTTCAACCGTGCAATGGCCAAGGCCGTTGCCAAGCGTGGCACGTCGGCCAGTTTCGCAAACTGGGAAAAATGAAGAATATGAAAAACAAAGAACATAACGACAACGTTTTCCTCAAAGAGGAAGCTCAACTCCTACTCAACCAAGAGGTGGTTGTTACCTCTCACATGAGCCGTTTCACTGGTCGGCATGGTATCGTCAACAAGGTGATGGCAGATGGTCGCACCCTAGACGTTGACCTTGAAGGCGTGGGTGACGTGTTCCTAGATGTCACCCTTGTTGGTGAGATTCAAGAGCCTACTCAATTCGCCAAGACCGAGCAGAGCCTTGGCCCTGATGCAAACAGTGTATTGCCACAAAATCGCCTATAACAATGAAAAGCGAAGTTGACGTTTATAGAAACCTCAATCGAGGGGACAAGGATAATCGAGTTTACTCGGTGCGTACCCGACACGATGGCCTAGTTGCCAAGCATGTGAGGGGTATGCTCTTACGCGATGTTAAATTTGTTGTTGGGGCGAAGGGTAATGAGCGTGTGCGGGATGAGATGCGTAAGCGCGTACACGCCTACGTGCGTGGTAAGTGGGTGACGTATACCGGGCATCGTCCTGTTGTAAAGATGATTTCCCCAAAAGATATGCTTAAAGAAGCGAAGACGATGGCTATAGAAGGCAAGTGGGTAGAGATAACCTACGATCCCTACAAGTATAAGACTTTTGTAACAGTAAAGGGCAAACGTCCTATCTTCAAATCAGAGTATTGTTTCGTAGGGCATCAGTGTTGGGCCGTAGTTTAAGGCTTGACAGTGAGTTAGAAAAACGCCCGCACATTTCGTGCCTCAGTGCAACCCCCAACCCACCGCTACGCGGCGGGTTGTGAATAACTTTACCCTTGACAGTAAGACTTTTCGGTGGTATATTATTAGTATGAAAACACGGAAAAGCAAAGAAGGATATATGGGCAGCGCGTGTCGTGTCCACCGTGTTAAGAAGGGTAAAGGCTCTTACACCAGAAAACCTAAACACAAAAAGTCTTATGATTAAAACCTTATTACTCAGCCCAGACCTAAACGCTTCCAAACGCACAAAGCAGCGTATCGTGGAGAATGGTGCAGTCTTTACGTTTGAGAAAGCTAACCGCACACATTGCCTATTGCGTAGCGTTAAAACCAATTGGCTGGGGTGGTTGCCTCGCCATGAGTTCCATATCGAAAGAGTTGATAAGGTGTGAATAACTTTGGTCTTGACAGTAAGACTTTTCAATGGTATATTATATATAGATGATTAAGAACGGTAAAAAACAAAACGTAGTTTCCACCACATGGGAACAGAACATGGGCGCAGCTAAAACGTGTAAGACCTTTAACCAAGCGGTTAGCTTGTTTCGGGCATTGCAGTACGCTAACAACATGGGTACGGGCGAAGACCATTTCAACGAGCTAGAAGAACACTTCATAGCCAAGCAGGGTTTGGGCAATTACATACGGAATGGGCTGACCGTAGCGCAAGCATCTGACAAGGAGGCTAGTGACCCAGTGCCATATTGCACATGGAAGTAAAAAACTACTTGACATACTATCTTTATGGTGCTATATTATACCTAATGAAAGACGACTACAGAGACATTTACTTTTTACTGATACTCGGCATCGCATCGTTTGTGGTGATACTAGCAACGGGCATCTACATCGAAACCTTATAATCTTATTTTTATGAAAACCTACAAAACCTACCAAGCGAGGAACGCTGTCAAGGCAGCGGAAGTAACCAACCACATCAAAGCCCGTAAGAAAGAGGGCGTGTCCCATGAGGAAGCAAAGGCTGAAGCCTATCGTCTTTACAAGATTAAGGCTGCGCTGCCTATCTTGCGGATTCAATTCGAGGCCGTACAGAAGGGCTTCGATCTCAAAGGCGTAATGAATCCTTGACAAGCAAACAGATTTGCTGTATATTCTTACGTAACGATTAACTACTAACCAAGGAAACCTTATGGGACTCGATCAAACCGCATTCAAAGTTAAGTCTGACTATGATTCAGATTCAAGCACAGAGACAACTACCAAGACAGAGCTTCACTACTGGCGCAAGCACAATCGTTTGCAGGGGTGGATGGAAGAACTCTGGCGCAGCAAGGGTGGCACAGGAGAATTCAACCTTGTTGATGTACGCATCGACGAGGAAGACCTAGACAAGTTGGAGGCAGCTATCCAAAACAAGGAACTACCAGAGACAGGAGGTTTCTTTTTCGGTGGTGATTCCTATGAGGATTATGAGGGAGAGTATGGCTACAAAGATAGCGATATTGAATTTGTTCAAAAAGCTAGAGAGGCGATGGCTGGAGGCTGGACAATAGTTTATTCCTGCTGGTGGTAGTCGTAGATTGGGTGGCTCGAAGGGTTTTTATTTGTTTTTCCTCTTCGGGTCACCCTTCTTTTAACTTAACGAAAGGATTTTTATGTTTGCTAGATTAGTAACGTTCTTTATTCTCATGCTTTTACTAATGGGAGTGTGTGCGGCAGAATCGCAACGTGATGTGGTCGCAATGACTATCTTAGGTGAAGCGCGAGGCGAGGGTAAAGCAGGTATGTACGCCGTCGCTACCGTTATCAATCAACGTGCGATCAATAGAAACAAAACGCCGAAGGCGGTTTGTTTGAAGGCGTGGCAATTTTCATGCTGGAATAAAAATGATCCGAACAGAAAGAAGCTTCCGACGCTGCTAAAAACTCACCCAATGAGGCACTACGCTATCACGCTGGCGCAAAACATTATGAAATTGGATAGGTCTTATACTAAAAACGCTGACCACTATATCAACAAACACTCACGCAAGCCTAGTTGGTTGCGGGGTGCGAAGCCTGTGAGAGTTATTGGCAACCACGCATTCTACAAATTAAGCAAATAGCAAATCAGGCAGACAGGTGAATAACTTTTTTGTTGCACTGAGTTGAAAAATGTGGGGCCGTTTTCCTAACTCACCGCTTCGCGGTAAGTTAGGGGGGGGAAAGAGCTATTCGCCGTACCCCGATTCCGCTCGCCGCATCGCGAGATCAGAAAAGTCGTCTTCGTAAATCGTGACGGCCTCTTTTTCGACACGCGCACGGAACTCCTGCTCGAATTCGTGCAGGGCAAGCCTCTCCTCGCCACTCAAGAGGTGAGTGTCCTTCGGGCGCAGACGCATAAGGGCGTCGTCAGTGACTTCGTGGCGATTTTTCTCGTCTTTGATTTGGGCGACGAGGTGCTGGGCGAGATCGTAAGCGTAGGCTGTTATCATAGGAGTAATATATCACGGAAAAGTCTCACTGTCAAGAGAGAAAAGGAGTTTCCCCCCGCCCTAATATTGGAAATTTTTTCTCAACAGAAATTCACGGGCGCAGGGGGGGTGCTATTTCTCATTCTCCCCGAGACCAAACCGTTCAGTTGCATTGAAGGTAAAAAAATCCCGGCGAGTAATATTTTTTAAAATTTTTATTTGCATTTCAATTGGTTCGCATAACAAAGAAGGGATTTCGTAGAGCACGTTTCTAAGTGTATATCTACATAAGGTGAAAGACAAGATACCTAGAAAAAGGTCTAGAGCAAAAGGAAAGTTGGAATTACAGCAAGAAGTTCAAGAGATGGAAGAATCAATATCAGATAGCTTCAGAAACCCTAATCCAATAAAAAGACTTATTAAAATTAAACAATTCCCTTGGACCGAAAGGCAGAAGGAGTTTTTTAAAATCGCTTTGCATCCCGATACGAAGGTAGTGTTTGTAAATGGCCCCGCTGGCTCTTCGAAAACTCTGCTTTCGGTTTATTGCGCTCTTCAGTTGTTGAACATGAAAGTCATTTCTGACATCATGTACCTTCGTTCCGCTGTCGAAAGTAGCGCACATAGCTTGGGTTTCCTGCCCGGAAGCGCGGAAGACAAGTTGAGGTTCTATAATTTGCCTTTTTTAGATAAACTAGACGAGCTTTTGGAAAATACCCGAATAGAAAAATTAGAAGAACAAGGCAGAATAAGCATGTTCCCTGTCAATTTTGCGCGGGGAATGAATTGGACTGCTAAATGTGTAATTTTAGATGAATCTCAAAACAGTACAATAAAAGAAATCACTACTGTCCTAACTAGACTTGGAAAAGGCAGTAAATGTTTCGTCTTGGCAGACCCAATGCAGACAGACATCAAGAGCCACCAACTAATAGGTGGATTTGGAAAGATAGCTGAGACGTTCAATGACGAAGAAAGTCAAAAGATGGGAATCCATACGTTCTCCTTCACAGAAGAAGACATTATGAGGTCAAAACTTGTAAAATTCCTAATCACAAAACTTAAAGATATAGAGTAAAATGAATTCAGCAGAAAAAAACGAATGGGAAGTCGTTCATCAGCCCTTCGAACTCGAATATCACCAAAACCCAAACATGAGGTGGGTTGATAGAGTCTGGAATGATCAATGGCAAAAAGTTCTCTCCGAATTCATGGAGCTAACCCCTTCTCACTTCTCTGATGAAGACATCTTATTGGACCTAGGATGCGGCTCTCGTCCCGCTTTAGACTGGTTTGATAACGGAGTAGCCTATTACCTCGATCCCTTGTTAAATGACTATTTAAAGATAGAAAAAATGAAGCCTTATTGGCGGGGAAAAACCCTTGTTTACTCTCAACCTGCGGAAGCTCCGGTTGATTATCTAATTGGCAAGTGTGACTACGTTCATTGTTGGAATGTTTTGGATCATTCATATGATTGGAAGCAAATCATGAAAAATATCGTCTCTTACATTAAGAAAGACGGATTAGTTCTCATGGGAACTGACCTTCACGAGACTCCTCACTTAGGACACCCCGGTATAGGCAGCAAACAAGAGTTTTTTGATTTCGTTGACGAACATTTCGAGATCGTAAAGAGAGAGGATGGGTTCCACCATCGAGAAGTGGCACTGAAGTTAGTAAAAAAATGAAACGAGATAAAGCAATTTACGTAAATGGCAAATGGCAACTTAACCCTCTCGAAAATCCAAGCCACTACGAGTACCATGAAGGAGATTGGTTCCCCAAAACGGTAGAAAAAAAGAAAAATACCCCAAAACCTCAAAAAAAGGTAAAAAAAATGAGTTGCGGTACTTTCCCACTAGGGACAATTAAAGAATTTTGCAAGGTAGCAACCCTCTATATTCTCTCGGGGGCACTAGGAATGAGTCTAGCTTTAAATGTTTTTTGGTATATGGAGAAAAGAACGCTAGAATTACAAAATTTGCAACTTTTAGAGATTATTCAAAGCAGTTCTAATGATAAATAATTATTTTAGAACAAAATCTAACCTATCATATAATATTATACAGTTGGTTCACCGGACCACCTCCTGACCAACTGGTTGGAATCTCGTGTCAGATCGAGATTCAGGGGGATATCCCGGCCCCTCGCTGCTTTAGTTCTTGCGGCGAGGGGTCTTTTTATTCTGTGATACTTTCAACTTCGTCGAAGTCCAAGAATCCCTCTTCTTTCAAATAGATTGATATGTTCGCTGCCTCTGTAAAGTCACTAGCAGAATCATCCTGTCTATTTGGGAAGACTAGTTCTTTTTTCAAGTAATCAATGATTACATCTTCTCCGTTTACAGTGAGTGGTAAGAACATTTTTTTCATTAATAAAACTATACCATGCATCTACTTGTAAGTCAAGCATTTGCGAGGCGTTTAAGTCTGACACTATTGCACAAACTTTTCGTACAGAGACTCTTTAAACCTTTGAAAATTGAAAACGCTAAGTTTCGAGCCTCTTAAAAAGGAAATATACTCAATTCCTTCATCATTAAAGTAAGGATTTAGTTCTTCGAGTAGCTGATTGTTCATTTTTGTCGTAACGAAGTCGATTGAGTAGCAGTTGGGGCTCTCATCGGGCGGGGAAAATAATTTTTCTCTATATCTTGCATGAATTTCATCAATCCCACCGGGGCAATTATGTTTATTGAACAAGATAGCTACATTATCCGATTCATAAGCAAGGCCGTTATATTTCAAATACAAATCTAAAAAGAAATTTTTGCGCTGACTGTTTGTTCTTAATATGTAAGGACTATCTGGTTGGTTTTTAATCAGGAGGTCTTGACACTTTTGGAAGAAGACCATCTTCTCCTCCCTGTTAAGTTGTCCGAATAACTTTATCTCTGGCATAATATTTTATTTTAGTTTCTTTTTCGCAAAATTAAGGTTTTCTCTGAGTCGTGGCAACTGTTCTTTTGGGAACTTCGGATTATTAAGTAACTTCTGGCAGCAATCAAGGGCTTCTTGGTAGTGCTTCGCCCAATAAGCCGCTATGGAGAACTCATCCATCATGGCATAATCATATATCCACATCTCTGCAAACAAGAAGTCTTCTCTAAATTTTTTATTTATTCCTTCTTTACCCAAAATGTAGCCTAGTTGGTCTCTATTGTGTGTTCTACAATATTTTACGGCGCAATGAATGGCTTCCATCCTGTCACCGTTGTGCTCTTGAGCTTTTAGCAGGGTGTTTAATATGGATTCCTCTGGGTGATTTAATTTCTCCATGAGTTGCCCAGCTTTGTAGTAGGATATGTAACACTCTTCTCCCCAGAAATCCATTTTGCCGCGCTCTAGGTAGTACTCTATGGCCTTTTCCGGTTGATTGGAGTCTCTATAGCTTTGGGCGGCGTAAAACGTGTATCTTGATTTAAGAAAGGTGTCTGTTTCATTACTTAAGGCTTCTATTAATAGCTTTGCGTCTTTCTCATATTTGCGGGGGTCTTTATTTCTTGCGCTGTCTTGAATTGGTGTGTTGAAGAATTCAGTCTTATGATTTACTTCACCGCGAGAACAACCGTCAGGAGCTTCGAGGTATTCATGTACAGGTGCCTTGTACGAGAATTCTTTATTGTTGGATGTTAACGTTGGGCGGTAATAGAACGCACTAGAGGTCTTCGTGGGAACATTGTAGAAATCTGATTGTAGGGATTCTTTAAATTTCTGGGGGGAGAAGTCACTATTGAATTTAAGTACTTCATCAGCATCAATCATTAGAGAATAATCACAGTTAGTTTTTTTTGCCTCTTTCAGGGCAAAGGTTCTATTATATGCGAAATTTTGCCACGGTTCCTTGATTACTTTCCCCGGCAAATTCTCGTCTTTCAGGAAGTTGTTTATTACTTCTATTGTGTTGTCTGAACTTCCAGTATCAATGATGACGGCCTCGTCTATCAGGTCTTTAACACTATTAAGACATCTTTTTATGATGTGAGCTTCGTCCTTGACGATCATGCAAAGATTTATTTTTTTCATAATAGGTTAACCACTGCATCGTAAACCATGTCTACCTTTATCCCTGCCATACATTCATGTTTTGGATTTTGATATGATTGATCTAGGGGATTTGGACATACCCCCTTAGACATCTGGGAGATGTCTGGGTTTTCCCTGAAGCAGGGTTGGCATGGCAAATTCAAGGAAATATTTGTGTTATGCCTGTATCCTGATGCGTTGTATTGGGTTGATCCCCATAGAATAACACAATTTTTTTTGCCTGAGTCTCGCCATTGATAATTAGAAGTATGATTAAATACGGAATCGAGGCCCACATGAGTTTTTGCCCAAGCTTGTGCTGCTAGGTTGTCGTCGAATGAATCACCGAGGAATGAGTCATCTATGTTTGCTAATCTCGGATCGTTAGGTCCGCCGATTTGATAAATACCTATATCCGGTATTTCACACTTTAGTTTATCGATAAGAGTTTGCCACCCCCACCATTCTTTATATACGGACCAGCCTGTTTTATTTTGTATGGTTATGTATGGAGTTTTCGTTATCTTATCTGGGATAGCGCATGGGGGTAAAGATATGCTATCGAATGAATCCTCAACCCCCAACTCATCAGAAAAAAAAGAAATTAAATGTTTCCTCATCTTTACGTCAGGGTAACCCTCCCTAAGCGGATATCCAACGCAATTGACAACTCTGTCGTACCTTGATTCTTGATAGAAAGCCATAGACCCCATCTTATCTACTAGCCCATTGGTGACACAAAAATTATGTAATACATCCGCAATTGATTCATGACAGAAAAAATCAATCTCATCGAACTGCTTTCTTAAATTGGGAAGACAGTTCATAATCATGAGTACGTCCCCGATAGCTCCCGGCCTATGTATCGCAATACGGCTCATTTTTTCTTTTTTCTTTTTTTAGTCTTCTTCACGTACCTGTTTACGTACTTAATTGTATCGTAGGCAATACCGTTAATTTTCCTAGCTGCATCTTGAATTTTTTCATTCTCCCCGAATTTACAGTAGTTAAATGACACATTTAGCATCTTGTCAAAGTCATCCAAGACGATGGTCCTTATCTTCTTTTTCATCTTTGCTTCAAATTTGTTGATCTTTTTGCTTTAAAAAATGTATAATAATTAAAATGAAGAAGTACTGTCCTAACTGTGGAAAAGCGAATCCCATTGGCTCAAAATTCTGTTGTCACTGTGGAAATGCTACAACCTTAGCCTCAAAAGTCAAGAAAAGCTTACCCGGAGAACAGGAGGACGAAGATGAGGATATGGAAGAAACTTTTGATGTTCAGGCTTCTAAATTAGACATAGAGATTATGGATACCCCTTCTTATTCCGAGACAGTGGGGGGTTTAATTCAACAAGGACCAGTTTCTGACGGATTAGAAACGATACGAGGAGGTGGTCCTACGATAGATAAAGATGCGTTCATGAAGCAATTCCGTAAAGAAGCTGGCCCTGCTAGAGGAGGCCAGTCCATTGGCGAAGAATAAAAAACCCAGTTTTGAAGAGTGTATTGAGGTCATAGACCAAGAGATAGCCAAGAGAAGGGGGAAGTGGAATTTAACTTCTCTGTCTTGGATTGATTTTGAAGATGTCGCTCAAATTATTCGAATCCACATATATGAGAAATGGGATCAATATGATAGCGGTAAGCCTATTCAGCCTTGGCTTAATAGAGTAATCTCGAATCAACTTAAAAATATAATTCGCAATAATTATACGAACTACACTCGCCCCTGTTTAAGATGTGCAGCAGAAGAAGGAGATGGTGGATGTCGAATTTACGTCAGTCAATGCAACGAGTGCCCCCTGTATGCTCACTGGGAAAAGAGGAAGCTAAACGCTTACAATTTAAAGATGCCCCTTTCTTTAGAGAACCACCATCAGGAAGTTAACTCTATATTCGATGACTACATTGACTATGAAGACAAGATAGAGCAACTTACAAAAAAAATGAAAGAGGTACTGAAGCCGACAGAGATGCTAGTTTATGAATCATTGTTTATAGAAAAGGAAAATGAACTTACCGTAGCTAAGAAGCTAGGATTTAAAACGTCTGAGAAGAAGAGAAGTCCGGGATACAAACAAATCCAGAACATCAAAAAGACCATAGTTAAGAAAATTAAAAAGCTAATGGAAAAAGGTGAAATAGAGTTTTTTTAAATGAGCGAGCCCTTTGAACATAAAAGTGTCACAATTACCCCCGAACAGCAGTCCTTAATCCTAGATAAATGGAATGAAGGAGGCTCCAAAAATCCCCCGTCGTTAAACGAACTAATTAGGGTAGCTTTCCCTGATGTCGAAAATGCAGATGGCCGAACGAAAGAAGGGAGGGCGGTCAGGGCTTTCCTATCCTCCAAGGATATAGCTCCCCGAAGCCTTCATGACTATGTACCCAAAAAGAAATTGAAACTAACAAGCGAACATAAAGAGTACATCGAGAACAATGCGATGATGATGAAGGGCTTTGAGATAGCTAGGATTATTTTTGATGATCCGTCCCTGTCTCATGTAAGCCAAGAAGCTAGGACTGTTAACGACTACATTAAGACATTGGATTTTAGCGACGATTCTTTTAATGAAGAACAGGGAATCGTTCGTGACGATTATAAACCGCCTAAGACTTTCGATAAGACGTTGCACAGAATCAACAAGTATATACTCGAAGGTATAGATAAAAACAAAATCACAGCCAGACAGAGAAATGAGATAAACTGTCTAATTGGCTACCTATCTGTATTTAGATTCAATCATCAAATCAATAGCTATGACGATACGACTAGCCGCGAGTTATTCGAAAGCTCTTTCATACGTTATACCTACGACAAGAGCGATCTGACACAAGAAGAAGTAGATCAATACATCGTCTTATCTGGAGAGGTTGTTATCTCAGCTAACATTCAGCGTCGAGTAGAGCATTTGCAAAGACTACTAGATGATGTCGCGAATGACCCTGAAGGTGCGCGTATTTCCATGTCTCTAGTTGAAGCCATCAATACTGCACAAAACGAATATAACCAATGCGTGAATAGACAGCACAAGCTGTTGGGAGACCTCAAGCAAAAACGTAGCGATAAGATGGCTAAAAAAATTCATGCTAACGCAAGTATTCTCAACTTGGTGGAAGCTTGGAAGGATGAAGAGTCTAGGAAGAAAATGATCCAATTAGCTCAGTTACAAAAAGCTTCCTTGGAAAAAGAAATCGATAATTTAACCACGATGGACGAACTAAAAAGTCGCATCTTGGGGTTAAGTAGGGATGAGGCTTTAAATGGATAGCTGCAAGGTCTGTGAGAAAGAATTCAAAGACAGCAAAAGCCTTCATAGACACCTGAAGGCTCATAGTCTTCGCATAGCTGAATACTACCAGCAGTACCACCCGAGGCATGACCTTTACGACGGTAAGTTCATAAAATTTAAAAATAAGGAGCAATATTTTGCTACCGATTTTAATTCTCGCACAAACCTGAAAATGTGGCTAAAAGAGGCTCCAGAGGACGAAGCTAAAAAGTATAGCATAAACCTCCTCAAGACTAGGAAAGCCGCTAAGAAGCTGGTTTACGCTCCATCACAGGTCGAATTACGAACACTCATGTTTCCACCCGTCTATTATTACGACTCATTGTTTGGAAGCTACTACGAGCTATGTGAAAAGTTAGGCTTAAAAAGTAAGCATGACCAATTCGGAGAGATCATAACTGGGGCCGCTTACAACAAGGATGACTACGTAATCTATGTAGATACTAGGGAACAGTTACCTCTGAATCTTGATTGGCCTTGTGAGCCCAAGGCGTTAAAGGCTGGAGATTATGCATTAAGCGATCCTAGCGTTACCTGCAATTGTCATATAGAGAGAAAATCATTATCCGATTTTATTTCGACTTTAAGCGTCAAAAACTTTGACAGATTCGAAAGGGAAATCCAAAGAGCGGAAGAAGAAAATATTTATCTAGTTGTCTTAGTGGAAGATACATTAAGTAATGCCCTTTCATTTAGATATCTTCCTTATATATCAAAGAAAATACGAGTTACTCCTGAGTTTATTTTTCGTAACGTAAGACTCTTAATCCAAAAGTATCCTCATGTGCAATTTTTATTTGTTAAGAACCGAGAAGAGTCATCTAGAATAATTAAGAAGATTTTTTTCTCAGGTTGCATCCATGAGAAAATTGACCTCCAATTAGCTTACGACATAAAGAAACTTTAGCATGTGGTATTGTCCTAAGAAATACGAGAAAACGATTCCGAACCTCAACGATGAACTCCTGAAGCTACAGGGAGAACTGGACGAGAAAGAAGCTCAGGTTAGCTTGGCTAAATTTTTAAGGAACAATGTTTATTTTACTACAGAGCTCCTTACTGGGATTAAGTTAGCTCCATATCAAGAGGTAACCTTGAGGGCCATGCTTAACAGGAACTTTAACATGTGCGTTTGGGGTCGTGGTTGCGGTAAGACTTTCATTGCTTCTATTTTCTCTATTTTACAAACCGTTTTTGAGCCTAACACCAAAATCCTAGTTGCGGGACCGACGTTTCGTACCGCTCGTTTTATATTTAATAATATTGAAAAGATTCATGACAGTAAAGGTTCAGAGCTTCTTATGCAAGCGTTTGGCGCGAAATCCAAACGTAACGATCAGTATGAATGGCTTATCAATGGTGGGTCCATCACGGCCATTCCGCTTAGTGGTGAAAAGATTAGAGGTTTTCGCGCCAACGTTCTTGTATTAGACGAGTATTTACTGCTTCCAGAAGAAACAATCAAAACTGTTCTAATGCCGTTCTTGGTTGCTCCACAGAATATTAAAGAGAGACTAGAGATTAGAGAGATAGAAGATAAACTTATATCCAAGGGAGACATGAAGGAAGAGGATAGGATGGTCTTCGAGAATGACAGTAAAATGATAGCCCTTTCTTCTGCCAGCTACACCTTTGAAAATTTGTACAAGACGTACAAGGAATGGATGGAAAAAATTTACGGAGAAAAAATAGGAGAAGCAGGTGCGACCTATTTTATATCTCAAATGGGTTACGAAGCGTTACCCGAACACATGATCGATAGCACAATCATCGAAGAAGCTCAAGACGGTGGGCAAAGTCATTCAAGTTTTCAAAGGGAATATTGTGCTCATTTTACTGATGGAAGCGATAGCTATTTTAGTGCAAAAAAAATGCACGAATGCACTATTCCCGACGGAGAAGAGCCGACAACGAGAGTTAGCGGCAAGAAAGGTTTAAAATACATCTTAGCAATTGACCCCTCGTTTAGCGATAGCCCAAGTTCTGACTATTTTGCAATGTCTGTCATGGAGCTAGATGAAGAGAAGGAACAATGTACCCTAGTTCATGGATATGCCGTAGCAGGAGGACATTTAAAAAATCATATTAAATATTTTTATTATTTAAATAAATTTTTTGATTTTGAAATGATTATGATAGATAACGCTGGTTATCAGTTTATTGACAGCGCAAATGAGAGTAAATTCTTTAAAAGAGATAAAATTAAATTAACCTTTTTTGACTTTGATTCTGACGCAGAAGGACTGGATTACGAGCAGACGCTTCGAAGGGCTAGATATCAATATAACAAGGAATCGGGGATAAAATGCATCAAGCAAGTCTTTACAAGTAATTTCATTAGAAAAGCAAATGAGCACCTAAAAGCCTGTGTTGACTATAAAAGGGTTTGGTTTGCCTCTAGGGTTACAGCTAATGGGCAAGCTTTTGACAGGGCTGTATCTACGCACGTAGACACCAACTTATTAAACGCTGAAACCCTTCTGGAGCTAACTGAAACGCAAGATGATCTAATATACCAGACAAAGAAACAATGCGCCTTAGTAGAGGTAAAAACCACGGCGAGAGGCAATCAGACCTTTGATTTACCGCTACATTTGAAGAAAAGCACATCAGCCACAAGGGCAAGAAAGGACAACTATACCACGCTAATGCTGGGTACTTGGTCAGTGAAACTTTACTTCGATATGATGTCGAAAAGAGGAGAATCGGAGGGTAGCACCTTTACTCCAATAATGATTAATTGAATTATTTAGTCGCATTTTAAAATAAAATGTGTAATTTAAAACAAATTTAAAATAAAATATAGGTAGAAGGGCTGGCTGACAATTATATCAGATTGAAG